GGCTTAGACATGGCGTCCACGGACGGCCGGTTACCTAGCCACGAGCCGAGAATGTCGCCGGTGACTTGCGGTGGGACGAGCCCCGGCGTCTGCGCGGTGGTCACGTCCGCCAGCGCTCGAGTGAAGCGCGCCCCTTCGGCGCTATCACCGTGTTTCATCCGCATGTAGGCCAGCACGTACTCCCCGGGTGTCCGGTACGGGAACGTCCCGCGCTCGGCCACCGGCGCCGGTTCGGCCGGCCGTGCTCGAGCCATGAGCGCGCCGGCTTGCGCGTCCAGCTCGGCGCGCGACACGAGTAGTTCTAGCCGGCCCGTCTTAGCGGCCGCCTCGTCCCGTAGCTCGTTCCACGTGGTCTGTTCCACGTCGGTAAGCGTGTCGCGCTGATCGCCCACCGCCCCGGCCTCGATGGCGTTCATTCTGGCGTGTAGCTCGTCTATGGACTGTCTGAGCACGTCCACGAGCGAAATAGGCATACGTCCTCACTTCCTAGGTTCGGAATGGTTCCTACGTCCCTAGGGTGGCTACACGTATCCCGGTGGTGCCTACCGCTCGAGCGGTGGTCCGGCCGGCGTCCGGCCCTACTCCCGCGGATACTAGCGGGTAGAGATACGGTCCGCGCCGGACACGTGGTCCGGGGCCCGGGGCCGGCCGGGATCGTCCGGCCGCTCGTCCTCGTGCTCGTCCTCGAGAGCTCGGCGCCGGCGCCGGCGCTCGTCACCGGCGGACGACACGGCCCCACCGGTCTATAGCGGACGCCCGGGCCTCGACTAGCCGGCCCCGATCGGCCACGAGCGCGGCTATGGAAGGATGGCGGCCCACCGCCTCGGCCACCGCCGGCCCGGCCGGCACCGCGGACCGGATACCGGTTACGCCGGCCTCGCTGTAGGCCGGGAAGTTACACACGGACACTTCGCGAAGGATTACCTCCGTGCGTTCCACGAGGTCGCGGCCGGCCGGTGGCGTCCGGTTCGGCCCCTTGATCGTTCGATCTATCACCGGCTCGAATCCGATAGATAGGCCGGACATAACCTCGTCCGCCACGAGCGCTAGAACCTCGTCCGCTTGCTGTACCCGTTCGGTTAGGTGGAAGTCCGCCTCGAGCCCGGCGTCCGTTTCCTCTAGCCGGGTGGCGCGCCCGATGCCTAGGCCGCGGTGGTTATGGGACACGAGTAGCGGCACCGGCTTAGCCCGGTCCCGGATCGTCTTCGCGAAGCTTCCCTTGCGGAATACCTCCGTGTAGGTGGGTTCCCACGACCACATATCGTCTACCTCTAGTTCCACGTCGTAGGGAACCGCCAGCCCCACGAGGGTACGGCCGTCGCCGCCGTCGTCCTCGTGGCGGACGCGGAAGGTAGCCGGGAACGCGTGGGTAAGGGTCCGCATAGGTCTACCTCCGCAGTAGGTCCGCTAGCTCGTGCTCGAGGTCGTCGCCGGGTAGGGCGCCGGCGGCCGGGGCGCTGGCGGGTAGCGCACCGGCGGCCGGCGTAGTGGGTACTGGCGTGGACTGTTCCGGGCCGCCGGCGGCCGGGAATCCGGCTAGGGTGCGCGCTTCCTCGAGCGTGATTATCTCCGCGCCGTACAGTCCGGCGGCCGCTTGCGCCCGGGTCGCGGTGTCGGCGCGAAGTAGGGCCCCGGTCCAGAATTCGGCCGTGTTGCCGCGCGGTAGGCACTGTGCGGATAGCTGTTGCTCGAGCGGCACGAGTAGCCGCATGATCGTTGTCGCCACGAACCGGCCGAATTCTGTTTCGGCGTTCGTGTACGTGTGGCGCTGAGTCTCGATCCCTAACAGAAACGGCGGGATGCCTAGCGCCATCGCTACCGTCTGCGCGTCCCATTGCCGCGCTTGCACTAGCTGTGCTTTGTCGGCGTCGGTCGCCAGAGGTTGAAACGAGGTAGAGCCCGGGATGACTACCGGGGCCCGGGTTCCGGACACGGCCGCCAGCCACTTCGCCTTTAGCTCGTCCGCTTGCGCTTGCGTGAGGTTCGGCCTCGTGTCCGTGATCACCCCGGACGGTACGGCCGATTCCGTGAAGTACCTTCCCGCGTACGCGTCCGCGGCGAGCGCGGCCCCGATAGCGCCGGCCAGGGTAGGCAGGATGCCGCGGCCGCGTAGCTCGCCGGATCGCTTGTCTATGGCTACGTGAAACACGCGGTCCGCCGGTATCGCCTCGTCCAGTCCCTCGAGCGCGTAGATAGGCGCCCACGTGTCCGGGTCGCGCGCCACGCTCACCTGTGTCACGTCCACCGGCACGAGGAAAGCCGGCCAGCCGGTAGAGTCCGGCGGCCCTAACAGCGCTACATGGTTCCCGTACATGAGCACGTCCGACACGTACTCGTCCACGTAGTCCGCCACCGTCCGGTTCGGCCCCGGCGCCGGGTTGGCGATCACGGCCGCCGGTGGGTCTATCACCACGTCCGCTCGTTTCTGGCGTAGCGGTAGCTGCATGACGATTCCGGATATCAGACGCATACCGGCCGTGAGCGCCGGCACGCCCCGGGCCGCCCATTCGGACACGTACGGCGTCCACGAGCCCGGGCCGCCGTAGTAGTAGCCGCCGTCTATCGCTCGCTGTTCGGCAGCTCGGCGCCAGAGGTCTAGGAATCCTTCCGTGTCGCCGGTGATCCCGGCCACGCCGGCGCCCATAGGCACGAGCCCGCTTACGCCGGCGCCGGCCACCGGTTCTGTCCCTTTTGGGCGGTTCCACGGCCAGCGCGCCATTAGCGCCACATGCTAGATCGCCACGTAACGGCCGGGAAAGTACCGGGACGGTATAGAGGTCGTCCCGGTGACCAGCACTTTCGCGGAAGGGCCCCGGTCCGGTCCCGTTCGGCCTAGGTCCGCTAGGGAGTCCGGACCGGTTCCGCTCCGCGCTCGAGGCTAGCTAAAACGCGGTCCACGCGGCCACGTCCGGCGCTACCGGGTGCTCGAGCGCCCACACGGCCGCCGTCGCCGCGACCACCGGCGCGATAGAGGTCGTGGCGCCCCGCCGGTGCCACAGCCAGCCACCGTCGCCGCTATCACGGCCCGGGGCGATCGCCGCGGCCGCGTCTAGGGCCGGGTGGGAACCTACCGCTATCCGGCGCTCGAGCACGGCCGCCAGCCAGCCCGCGCACGCGGCCGGCCAGTCCCGGCCCCGGATCGGCGCCACCGCCAGTCCGGCGGACGCCAGCGTGTCCGCCACGTCTAGCGCCGGTGAGTCCGCCGGATAGCCGATCCCTACCGGCCGCCAGCGGTGGACTAGCTCCGCGATCCGTTCGGCCAGCCAGCCAGTACCGGGCCTACTGTCCGCCAGCTCGCACCGTAGGCGAGCGCCGTCGCGCCACGCCACCGCTACCGCCCCGGTGGAACGGTCGCGCGCCGTGTCGAATCCGATCGCCACACGCACGCCGGCCGGCACGGTCCGGATCGCCGGCACGGCCACGGCCGCCCACCGGCCCGGAGGTATCCGGGGCGCCGCGGCGGTTCCCATACCTTCCGGCCAGAGGTTCCCGTAGGCGCGGCGGAATCCCACCGGCCCTAGCTCGTCCAGCGCGGCGCGCATCTGTGGCGCCCCTATGGTGATCCCGTAGGCCGGGTGGTAGCGGTCCCACGCGCTCGGCGCCGTAGGGTCAAGCGATTCCGGACACGACCACTCGAGGTAGCACACGCCGGACGTGCGGCCCTCGAGCACGGCGGCCCGGCCCCGCTGTACCGCTTCCCACAGCCACAGCGAGTCTTCCTCGCCGGCGGTGGAAACCTTCCACACTTGCGCCCCCGGCCGGGTGGCTTGCGTCGGCACGATGGCTTGATCTAGGGCCCGGCCGCGCTCGAGGTCGTGCGCCCACGCCTCGTCCACTACCACGAGGTCCGATTGCTTGCTGTGCAGCGCGGCCGGCTGTGGCGCGAACACGCGCAAGAGTCCGCCGTTCGGGTAGGCGATACCTTCGCTTCCGGCCGATCGGCGGACCTTCGCGTACGGCTCGAGCGGACTTAGCTGCAGGTCCGGGACGTGCTCGTTTATAAGCCAGTCCCGCGCTATCTCCCGCGTCTGTGCTGTGTACCAGACGCGGCCCCGGGGCCGGTAGATCGTCCGGTGTTCCATCGCCGCGCCGGTAAGGGTCGTCTTCCCGGACTGGCGCGGCACGGTGACGACCACGGACGAGTACACGAACCGGCCGCCGGCGTCCACCTCGAGCGCCACGTCCGCCGCGTACTCCTGCCACGGCATGAGCGGCCGGCCTAGCGCTTCGGCCATCGCGGACACGGCCGGCCCGTAGGTGTTCCGGCTAGGTGTCCGCCTCGTGGCGTAGGCCGGGTGCGGACATTCCGGCCACGAACGCGGCGAAAGGGTCAAGCGCTTCCCGCTGCACGCCGGCCAGCCCGTACGCGGTGCGCGCCTCGAGGTAGGCGCGGCCCACCTTCGCGCCGGCGTCCACGTCCTCGAGCGCTTCCGCGGTGTCGCAT